TTTCATTTTATTAGCAAAATTTGCATATGCTATTTCTTTAGGATCTTCTGGATTTCCTACTAATTTAAAGGCATCAGATTCAAGATACATTCTTTCAATTTTATCTTGTTTTAAAGCTTGTTTCCAACCGGTTATTTCTCCTGTTTTTTTATCTTTAATAGGAGACCATTTAACTTTTCCAGTATTAATATAAACTTTCTCACCAGTTTGAATATCAATACCATTTATTATGCCTTTTTCTCTATCAGATTTAGCAATCTTTCTTTGAGGTATATATTTTGGTGCTCCGGCTCTTGTAATTATTGTTGATGCTCCAGCTCTCGAATCTCCTCTATATTTTTCTTTTAATTTTGCTATATTATAATCTTTATATGCCTGTTTATAATCTAGAGAATGTTTTTGGGCATCGATAACTACCATAGAATATTTAACAGCTGGTATAAGATCTTCTGCTGGCGCACCCATTAAGGTCATGTCAGCTATAAGATTTGTTGTTTCTCCCATTTTTTGTTGCTTTGTTTTATCAGGCATTTTTGGAAGTTTCGGATTATAATATATACCAGTATCAAAATTATTAAGTTCTTTAAATTTAGCCGAATTATTTACGGATATCTTTTTATCATTATTTGGAATTACTAATACTGTATCTCCATCAAAATCAGCTCCTGATAATTTCATGGCAGTTTTCATAGTTATCCCAACAGCATCTACTGCTTTAGAACCTAATATCTTTTTTCCTTCTGCATTGTTATTATTAACCGTTAATTGTGGAATCTCGAATTGTCCTGCATGAGGATATCTAATTAATATAACTTTTTCTCCATTACGATAATTAGGGGCATATATCTCATCATCTTTAAGAGATTTTATTGGAATTATAGCGTGTGATGCTTGTCTAGGTAATGCTGCCGCTGAAAGATCTGCTGCGGCGGAATCACATTCATCAGCAAAAGAATATAAAAGTCTTTTCCTTACTGTTGGATTCTGTATAGCATTTATCTCATCAAACTCTTGCTGTTTTGCTTTTTCTGAAATATCAAGCTGTTGTTTAATGAGTTCTACTGATTGTTTAGATAACATTTGAGATGATAGCGTCTTTTTCCAACCAGCCCAATCGCCTTCTTCATTAATAATATTAATAACCGAAAGCTGATCATTTCCGTTTTCATCTTTATAATGTCTTTGACCAACGGTTACTCCATTTCTCATCTTTATAGCTGCGCCAAACGGATTATCCCAATCGATAGAACCATCGTTTTTTCTTTTTAATTCCTTTAAAACCGAATGCTCATTATCTTCACCTCTTAAAGGAGTTCCAACCGGCTTCTTTGTGTTAACTAAAATATCAATACCATCAGGTAATTTATCAGAGTATGTAGCCATACCTTTAATATAATACTTATCGTCAACGGCTACTCTTATCTGAGCATACTTATTTTTACCTAGCGATACATCTTCGACTCCTCTACGAATCTCAACCAAACCTTCTTTTTCTGGATCATAACCAATTCCTACTCTTTTTGAGCTTATTGATTTTGGTTTTTCTATTCCATAAAAAGTCAATCCGTTGTCTTCGCTATGAATATCAAGAACTGGAACGCCTATTTTTGCATCTTTTAAATACTGCGTTGCTTCTTCTTGTGTTATTCCTGGTTTTGCTAAAACTTTTACTGTAGTTTGTTGATTTTGACTTCCTAATTGATTAGAATATAAATTGTATGTTTTATATCCTGCATTCTCCAAAGCTCTTATAGCGGATTTATATCTAGTCGAACTAACTCCTAATATCTGTTCTGTTCCGCTACCAATATCAATAACTCCTTTTTTATCAACATCGGCTCTAATTACATCAGCGGTTTCGAATATGGCATTTTTTGTATCTTGAGCAGCTTTATTTTGCAATAGCGACCTAACCGATGATTCGGATATACCCATCTTTTTACCAATAGCAGAATATCCAAGACCATTATTGTATAATTCTGTAGCTTTTCTGACATCGTCTTGTCTCTTGTAAGCTAAAGATATACTTCTGTTGTCTCTTAATTCACCAATATCAGACATATTAAAATGCTCTGCTATTTCTTTTTGAGAATATCCAGCTTTGACCATATCTAAATAATCGTCATAAGAAAATCCACTTCTTTGATACGGATGTTCACCGGATCCCCACTCATATCTACCAGATCCAGGGTTTCCTTGAATATGATCAACTCCTATATGAGCTAACCAATTACCATATTCGTTATCGATTATTTGTGCCATAAATATCAATTAGCTCCTTCTTGAAGTTCTTTTAATTTAGAATCGAATCTTTTTATTTTGTCCATTATATACAAAATATCAGTTTTTTCTGGATTCAAAATGCTTACTTCGTTTGATTGATAAAGCCTTAATTCAATATCAATCTCATTAGGATCGACATTATACTCTAAACAAAATAAAGCAGCATATATTTCTAATTGCTCCATATGAGCGGGAGTTTCACCTGTTTTAAGATCATGTATTCTAAGAAAATTATTTCTAAAACATATAGCATCTGTTGTACCAAAACAATTTTCACTAAAATATAAAACCTGTTCTGGCGTCATATGGTAACCAATAGCATCATTAACATACAAATTTAATGTTTTTCCGGACCTTGGTAATTTCTGGTTAAGCTTTATACAAGTCGCCGCAAACTCATGGAGTTCTGTTCCTCGTTGTGCGGCAGTATAAGTGTTATAACGATCGACCAATTTATCATCATCATAGTTTAACCAATGCCATTGACTAGCACTAAGAAATGCATGTAAACCGACTAATTTACTATGATCATTAAATTTCATTTTGACCTCCATTTAAAAAAATAAAAAGATCGTTTAATACCTGTTCTTCGTTCTCTGGAAATATAAATCTAGAAAACGACATGCCATTCATCATAGAAACATAATAATCTTGATTGGGTTGATGCGGTTCATCTTTACTTTTCTTAGTCTCTAATGTTGCCCATCTATCTTTGTATAATATCAATAAATCTGGTATTCCTTGTATGTATTCTGGATCTTCTTTTTGTATTATACAACCAGGGAACATACTTTCCAATCTTTTAATTACTTTAGGTTGGTAAGCGTTTTCTTTTTTCATTTTTAGGCTCCTTTTAAAAATAAAAAAGAACGAATAGGTTTCTTATTAAATATCTAATAAGAGACGTATCCTATCCCTTCTATTAAGAGACATGTTTTTCACGCGAATCCATAAATGCTTTCTCATTAAAGGTTTTCTTGTTGGCTATCGCGTCTTTAATAGCAATATCAATGCGAGATGGTGAGTATATGTGATAGTAATATAAATCGGTAAATGGAGTATTAAGCCTGTCGATTCTTCCACACGATTGCTCTAATATCTTATACGAATAGTTTAAAGACCAAAATATCACTGTATCTGTTTCTATACAATTCCACCCTTCAGCACCTGCGGTGTATTGTACTAAATATAACCAACGGTCTCCTTCCGGTATCATTTGATGTTTATGCCCATTCCATTCACTGTATGGAATATCACGATCATTACAGTATTGTCTTAGAATATCCAATTCATAATCAAAGTTATAGAACACTATACACTTGTTATGCATACTATAGACTCCACTAATAATATCAATCCTTGATTTATCGGAATTTACTAATTTTCTAAGACACATGAATAATTCAGGTATATTCTTAATAGGTGTGTCATCAAATATATTCCATCTTTGTTTCCAAACTCTAGAATATAAAGCTGGATCATATTGAGCTTTTATCCAATAATGATGTCTTTTTGTTTTCTTCATAGAGTTCATATCTACCAACACTTGTGATCTTAACCATTGTAGTTTTCTTTCATTAAGATACATTCTTATCTTAGGATATCTACTATGACTTTCCAAAACCACATGTTCTCTGTAGAAAGACGTTCTATTCTTATAATATCCATTAGCTACGAATACAGGAATGTAATCAATCCATGTATCTCCAGGTGTTGCACTTAGTAATATCCACCGATTGCTTTTGGATATCTTAATAAATGTCTTAGACCATTCTCCACTACCAACTACTCTTTGCTCATCAAATATAAAGAAAGCATCTTTCACATCCGCGTACTTTTTAATGTTATTCCAGGAATCAATAATAACAGGGATTAATGAATCTTCATACGGGCCTATACAAAAAGTGCATAACTCTTTCTCCCATTCAGAGGTATCACGTTTTCTAGCCGTTGTAATAATATAAAGCGGTTTTATAATATTAGGCTCTTGTATATTA